CGTCTTCAGCAGAGTCGGCGTCTTCAGCAGAGTCGGCGTCTTCACTTTGAGGTTGCGGCGGCTCTTTCTCAAGCATGTCTTTGATCTCTAGACAAATTTCAATAACGTCATCGAAGGTCTCAGCCATAAGGCACTTTTGATAAATCACTTCTTCATCATCATTCAAAGGAATGGCTAAGAGTGAACCAACTTTGCCTCGTAGATTGAGGCGGTCAAGAAAGCCACATTCGGCTATGTTCTTTTTCTTGGTCCCAAAGAAGTCATCTTCGACCAATTCTGTATAAGCCTTTTTAAATACTCGCGGCAAGCCAGGATAGGTATCTTGAATCATTCGTTCGATTCGAATATCTTCAACGATGTTGCATACATCAAATGGAATGTCGCCACACTTTCTGCGGAATTCTTCGATTCCTTCTGAGGGCGTATAAAGGGCGTGACCAACTTCGTGTCCGACCAACATATCATAAACATCTTTGCTCTTATTTTTCCACATGGGCAAACCAAGAACACGATTCTTAACATCAAACATTGCGGTCTTCATGTTGCCGTGGGTCACAGTAATGTTCTCTTTGGCTAGAAGGCGGGCGAGGGTGGATTGGAGTTCGTAATTCATAATTAATCGTATATATATATTATATCAGGTTCTGTGGATTTGTAAAGGGTTTTAAGTCTTTGAGTATCAACGAGTTATGATATGTATAATTCATCTCTGCAAAAATTGATAAGTCATTGATAGTCAACATATTAAAAATCATTGAGCGATGGATTTAACTCTGAGATGAGTTCTCTCTCGCGGCCATAAGCCGGCTTGCGACCACGAATAACTTCAAGAACCTCGTAGTAGATGGTTTCATTTGTTGCACGAATGACATTGCACATCGTCCAGTCCTTGTTTTCCTTCATTGCCCGAGAGATGTGTTTCTGAACACGAATCTTAACGGATTTCCAAAATGCTCGGCCTTGTGAAACCGTGAGACCGATATATGTGTCGGCTCCGATCGTCACACGGTATAAAACGTAGTTTCTATCTTTTCTTTTCTTTCTCATTTATAGGTATATTATATACCATAAATGCCGTTTTGTAAAGGGCTTTAACTCATTGAATATCAATAAGTTATGAAAGAAAATTTGGGCCTTGCCTAAAGTTTACAAGTTGTTCGCTATCAATGACTTACGAATACGTTTCAATTCTTCGAGCAAATGAGAGTAATTCTCATTATATTGGAGTTCGATTCCGTAGTCTTTGAGGAAATCTATTTTGAGGACTCCATTAAAATATGTTTCGAATAGCTCCTTTGAGGGCAAATTATCTTCTTTGCTCAGCATCGATTCAACCATGTGTGTGGTATTATTGTATGTATCCAAATATCTCATATGCCAAACCTATTACTTTTTTATACCAGAGAAGTTTCTAGTCTTCTCAAATTCTATCTTGGTAGGAAATTTGCCTTCTAGTAAATCTTGCTTGTGTGATATCACAAATACATTTGAATCATCTCTTAATGTGAAAAGAATTTTAAGAAGATTATCAACTCCATCTGCATCCATACTAGAATCAAATGTCTCATCCAATATCAAAAGATTTGTGTTGGCTGAATTCTTCATCTTGGCTATCTGTCTCCAAGCAAAGAGAAGAGCCAGATCGATCCTTTGTTTCTCGCCCTCTGAAAACGAATCATAAGAGAAATCATCTCTGTGTCTTGATTTGATTGTCTCATTAAAAGAATCATCAAGGTTGAATGAAACAAAGAAATCTAGTACCTGTAAATATTGATTGATAAGTTTATTCATCACAGGTAAATATTCACGAATGATCTTTGTTTTGATTCCCGTATCCTTTAATAACTCAAAGATTGCTTCGATATATGTCTTAACATGATTCTGTGATTGTTGTTTCTTATTCAGGTCTACAATAGAATCTTGGTCTTGTTTGAGTTCATTTTCTGATTCGCTTGTATCTACTGAAACAATTGAATCTGAGGATTCAAGTGATTCTATCTGATTCATACAATGTTGGATAGTGCCTTCATTCATACGAATATCTGTGCGAAGTTTATCTATATCTTTCTTCTTATTACCTAAAGAGTCGAGGGTTTCGCGAAGTGAAAAATCATCGTTTTCGAGAGATTTTAGTGTGTCTTGAATCGATCCAGCGGTCTCTTTTATATCTGATTTCTTAGATGCTTTCAATTCATCCGAGATAATTTGGTCGCACGTAGGGCAACAATCATTTTCCTCAAAGAATTTAGACTGTTTCATCAATGATTTCAGATCGTGATTACAAGTGTTCTTCTCAAAGCCTATATCTTTTCTTTTATCTGTTGCTTCTTCTATAAGAGAACTAAGTTCGGGCCACTTGATATCAAACTCCTCTTGTAATTCTGTATTCCTTTTTTGAAGAAGTTTTTGCTCATCTTTAAGAGATTCAATCTTTCTTGTGTTATTAACAGAATTCTTTAGATCAATTGCTTTTAATTCATCAATGTGCTTCTTCTTTAATCTTATCGATTCGGTAAGTATATTAATCTCATTAACTGTATTGATTAGATCATTCTTGAGTTTAGAATAGCGATCTTTTGTCAGAATATTCATCTTCGTGAATATACCAATATCTAGCAGGTCTTCAATAACACCTCTTCTTTGTGCTGTAGGCAATTGCATAAAAGGAATGAAACTGCTTGAACCAAGAACTACAACCTGATGAAAAGACTTGTGATTTAATTTAAGGATGTTACTCTCTAAAACTTTTTGATAATCTCTGCTATGAGATTCTTGATTTAGTAATTGATCATTCTGATATATCTTGAAGCCTCCTGGTTTGATTCCACGATACACCCTATATTTATTTTTACCGACAGAGAATGATACCTCAACCTCGCAACCTTTACCATTGATTGAATTTACCAATTGGGGCTTATTGATATTACGGTGCGGCTTTCCAAATAGAGCAAATGATAGTGCATCCAACATGGTAGATTTACCAGCTCCATTTGCGCCAACAACAAGTGTTGCAGATGATCTATTCAGATCGATTACTGTGGTTTTATCTCCTGTACTTAGAAAATTCTTATAGGATAGTTTTTCAAATGTGATCATTAAATCTCGTCAATATTCTGTGCTTCAAGAAAGAGTTCTTGCATCAATTTCTTCAGTATGTCTTTATTCAAATCTGTTTCTGTTGAATCGATATAACTGTTTAGAAGTGTTGATGTATCTGTGGTTGTGATTCCTTCATCTTCTACATTCTCACCTAGATATTCATCAAATGATTCTAGTATTTTAATTTCGAATGGTTCAGCCTTATGAAGCTTATCCAGCCACTTATCATAAGAATACAAGTTCTTTTTATTCAGAACGATTACCTTGATGTATGAATCTTTATAATCTTTCTTTATCTCTGGTACCTTATCTTCATCATATATTAGTTTATGAAACATACTATCAGGGTTTCGAACTGATGTCAATTCTCTTTTATCTGTATCTAATATATGGAAATACTTATCTTCATTTGCATCAGCAAATGTAAACTGAAATTGTGTGCCAAGATAGTGAATATTATCCTTTGAACTTTTGGCATGATAGTGACCAGATAAAACCATATCGAATCTATCAAAGATTTTTCTATCCATACCATCGACAGCCTTGATTCCTCTCATGACTTCGAATCCACCAAGTTCAAGGTGACCTGCTAGAATAGTTGCTTTGGATTTCTTTATCGCGGCGATTGAGCGATCATGGTTCTCTTCACATATCCAAGGTAGTAAAAGTATATCTAGTTTATCATAAGAAACAACAGTAGCCTCATTATAGATTGTTATCCTATCATGTTGCTCTAGAATTTCATTCAATGAATTAAGATCATTCGTATTCTTGTAATACACATCATGGTTGCCAGGTATGATATCCATTGTAAGATCATACTCATTTAACTTGGAAATGAAATGTTCGTAGTTTCTTTTAAGAACCTTAAAGTTCACAAACCTACGATGATCAAAGTAATCACCAAGATGTAATATCTTTTTTATACCATGTTTTTTCAAATAAGGAAAGAACGTATTGGTATAAAAACTTTCAGCGTAATCAAGAAATGTATCTGAACCATTTTTGATGCCCGCATGAGTATCATTAATAACTGCTATCTTCATATAGTTATACTATAATATAGAAATTCTCGAAAGAGTCAATAACTTTCTTCTTTGCTCTTTCTTTTCTCTTAGTCTTCTTACCGAATTCCTTAACCAGATTATCTCTTTCTTTAATCCTTTGTGATTTTTGTCTGATGTGATCTACTATGAATTCCGAATCACAATTACCACCAAAGTCAGCGAAGGCATCTGCTCCTGCGTAATCAATGTATCTTTCTTTGATCTCTTGTTGTTTCTTTTCTTTTGCAATCCTTCGAAGGAAAGCATAGAAACTAATCTGTGTGAAATAAGCGAAAGCATTCGGCAATCCCGTTCTTGTTGCCTTCTTGATATCATAGTTCATAATTGCTTTGATACAATTCTCTACGGCATCCATAACCATCTCTTCACGATATGTATATGAAAAGAAATTAGGTTTATGTGATAGTCCTTCCGCTATCTTTAAGAAACACGTACCAATATAATTGGTAACTTTAGGTTCATCTTTTTCATCCTCTCTTGCTTCGACTACGGAAGTTACATAATCGACTACTGCTTGAGAAAATTCTTTATTATTTACATAGTGTTGTGGTTTACGTTTCATTATATACTATAATATAGATTTTAACTGAAATGTAAAGACTAAAGTTTAATCTTCGCATCATGATTGAAAAGAAATACTCTAATTGTTCTCAGGCTTCCAATTGAATCGATTAGAATGCTCAATTGGGATTTGTTCATCGAGTTCACCAAAAATATCATCATCCATATCAAATAGTGATTTCATTCGTTCATCGACCTCATCTTGATTTGATCTACATATCATCAAATATTTCATGTAATGCGCTTTTAACTCAAATGGGGCGTCGGCGCGACTTACTATATTACAACAGTTAAGTTCTGTTAGATCATATGCTGATGTGATATTCCAATTTGTTAAGTGATAATCATCGGTGTAAACTATCTGTGCAGGAAGTGCAACATATGTGACATTATTATCAGATTCCAACTCTTCGGCTACGATGTAACTTCCATCGGTAAGCCGATATGTAAATATCTCTGTTTCCAGTATCTTTTCTAAAATGTCTTTCATAATATATTCATCTATATTTATAATAGAGGTACTTCGTGTATTTCGTAACTGAAACCTTCTTTATTGTAAATCTTTACTCTTTCAACCGCATGATTTAGTGTGTAGTTTTTCCTCTTCTTCCAAGATAGATCATCAGCTAGATCATACACAACGGTCCCCTGACCATTCTCACTCTTTCTCAAACCTCGACCAATGGATTGAAGAACCCGAATCTGTGATTTAGATGGTGATGCAAATATAATGTTATGAAGATTGCGAATATTAATTCCTGTGGAGAATGTACCCACACTTGCAACAATTATGGCGTTCTTCTCCTTCTCTGTCACTGTACGAATCTTCTCTCTTTCTTCAGCATTCACTGATCCAGATACGAAGAAGACTTTCCTTTTACCAGCCCTATCTCTTATCTGTTTGAATAGAGGCTCTCCATGTTTCTTCACGAGATTATAAAGAACTAGAGTATTACCTGTTTGATCAAGTGCTAAGTTGGTGATGAATCTATTTCTCTGTTCGTGAGCAGCAATGAAACTAATTTCATCAGCATATGTCTGCTTACCAAATGCTTTTCTAACTTTATCACTATATTTAAGCGCAAGGGATTGAATCTTGAGGTCGGCGAGTGTGTCAGATTTAATGAGAGACTGTGTAGTCGTTACCTTATACACTTGACCAAAATTACCAGTGAGTGTTAATTCATTGACTTGACCACCATCTAAAGTTCCAGTCGTGCCAATTCTCATCTCAGCATTAACTAATCTACTCATGATAGTTGTGAGTGACTTAGCCTTGAATGTATGAGCCTCATCTCCAATGACACATCCAAATTGTTCAAACCACAATGTGGGAAGTTTAACAGCACTCTGCCAAGTTGTGATAAGAACCGATTGATCGAATGTCTTTTCTTTACCAGAATAGATTCTATGAACATCCTCTTCAACATCAAAGTCTGGATCATCACTTGAGTAGTCAGCGAAATCCTTATACATCTGTTCGACCAGAGATGTTGTGGGAACAACGATTATAACTTTTTTATCAAGCTCCTCTTGTAAATAGTATCGGATCAGCATATAGATGATAAGAGATTTACCCGAACCAGTTGGAGAAACTAGGATAGCCTTACCATTATCAGTAGCAAATTCAAATGCTCTCTTCTGATAGTCTCTAGGCTTAATAGGATTACCTCCACTACAGAGTGACAATCCATCAATAAACTCTTCATCATAAGAGAATCTATTCTGTATGTCTGGCGAAAGATTCACTTGATAACTCCTATCCTTCGCAAACTGAAGCACCTCATTCAATAAACCTGATGGAATGGTACTGTTCATACGATTATATAAACGCACTTTTCCATCCCACATCTTATTACGATAGCTAGGCATGAATTTATACCCAGGTGCATAGAATGTAAAGAACTCCGAAATTTCCATCAATATGCCTGAGTCTTCTGAACCCAAATATAAGGTGGCTTCATTCTTTTTCTCTACATTAATCATAGTATCTATATATTTCTAATCTTTCCTGCGGAATCTTCGATATCATCTTGACATAACTTGACATTCTATTATAATTGATATAATCAAATCAAAGCAGAACAGGAATGACTATGATCAAATTAACAAGGATACTTAATCATCAATAGATTAATGTAAAGATTCTTTAATCGGCTCTAGAAGGTATGTTGAATTACATTCCAGATGTGAACTTACGGAAATCAATTATATTCTTGATGTGTGAATGTCTCCATCGAATGTTACTCATAATCTCTTCAAGGGAATCAGTAATGGCTTTCTGATATTCGATACCAGATCTTACTTTAACGATATCTACATCAGTGCTATAGTACATTTCCATCTCTGATTTAAGAGGTTTACTCATACCTTGAAATGGATCATATGACCATCCTCTTTTATCCATCTCTCCTTGTGTCATCTTTCCTGTGTAGTAAAGCCACTTATCCTTTCGAACTTGCTCCAGATCCATCTCTTTCTTCCTCAACTGCAACTTAGACAGTGTGAAGATTTCAAGATACTTAGCGTGTAGTTTAGATGTCTGAATAGTTACATCATCTAAAGCATGCTCATCAATCACCGAATCTTTCTTCCAAGATTCTAAAATATCATTTAAACTCATCATATGGTATTATTTATACGAATTTAAACTCATCATATCTAAACGAGATATCAGCCTGAAGATATTCAATGTCACTGCTTTGAGTATTAAATTCAAGAGAGCCCATGCTTACTGGAAAGATGTTTTTAAATTGAACAGATCTATTAGGATTGTTATGACTGGTCATGATAATTAAAGTTGCATCAAATGATGTTAGTTTTTCATCCCTACTTTCAATCATCCATTCAAACATCTCAGTATAAACTTTCATATCTTCATCAATGGCAACTCTCAAAGATAATTCGTCCATTGTCATATCGCCCTGAATATATCCTTTATGTTGCTGACTATTAAGATCAACGACTCCAGTGTTAAAGGATGGAAGCGTCACACTTGTGGCGAAGTATTCCAAATTAGCTAATCGATCATGATTCACAACCAACTTAAATCCTGTTGGTGAAAGAAAATTATAATTGCTGGTTAAGTTACTCATATGTGTATTTATAAACAAAAGAAGGGGCCTCTTTCGAGACCCCTTCAAATTATAAAATTAATTAATTAAAATTAACTGCCAACATTGATGTTGAGAACTTCGAATCTACGGAAGTATGGATTCAGGTTAGCATTACCAACGCCGCCACTAGTAGCAGCTTCTACGAATGGGTTCTTGACCATGCCGTAGCGAGTCTTGAAACCAATCTTAGGTTGGAATGTGCTTTCATCAACTGCACGAACCATAGTGAGTGGTACGTATGGGCAGTAGAAGAGACCAGCATCATATGGATTAGTTCCACGGAAACCAACTGTTACATAATCGACAGCAGCATATGGATCAACATATACCTTAAGGCGACCATTAAGGACACCGGCGAATGTATTACCAGTTGCATCTACTTGTAGATTAGTAGCAAGAGCAGGTGTGTAGTCAAGTTGACCAGCGGCTGCAAGTGCGGAAGCAACATTGCTTGAGCAGATGATGAAGTTACCTTTACCACGACGTGTTTCAGTTGCAATCTTATTAGCTTCGACTTCGATTTGGAAGATCAAGCTCTTGAACTTCTCAACAGCCCAACGACCATCAGCATCAGATGCAAGGTCGAATACGCCAGGAGTGAATGGAGAGGAAGGATCTGGAGTGAAACCAGGCTTAGCCTTGTCATTGATTGTGT